AAGCCATACGAGATTTGGTGCGACACCGTGGACGATATTCGATCCGAAGAAGCTGAAGCCCCAAAAGCTACGCCGTCGGAAGCTTAAATCGCGTCCTAGTTGAACTCGCACTTGCGACAGGGATTCCGATGAAAGAGTGGGAGACGGCGGAGCAGATATACACAGCAATCGAGATTTTGGAGAAGCGAAATGGCAAACAAGGCAGGTAGAGGCACATTTGCCATCACCGTCGATCCTGTCGAATTTCGCAATCTCATCGGCTTGCTTAACACCTTAGACAAAGAAGCACAGCAAGAAATTCGCGATGGAGCCTATCCGTTGTCTCAAAGACTTGCCGGACAGCTCACGATGTTTAGCCAATCGGCTCCGGCTCCACAGACAAAGCTTGTCGCACAGACCATCACAGCCAAACGCGATCGCTTGATTCGCGTTGATATTGGCGGATCCAAAAAGGTCGGTCGCAAGTACGGCGGAGAGCAATCAAAATCAGGCAAAGGCGCAAAGGTTCGGCAGCAAGCCGCGCCAGCTGGCGCATTACTTTGGGGAACAGAATTTGGATCTCACAAAGGCGTGGACTCGCTAGGTCGCCCATACACAGACAGATTCAAAGCTCCATCAAACAAACGCGGCTACTGGATCACTCCGGCGGTCGATTATTATGTGCCAATCGTGGCGCGTGAATATGCGGAGATGGTGCAAACCGTCGTTAAGAAATTGGGGCTCGACTAATGGCTGGCATTCCAAAAGTAAAAATTACCTTTGACGCGGACTTCGATGAATTAAAGCGCGGAGTCAAAGGCGCAGAGCAAGAAGTTCAAGGCTTTGGCGACAAGATGGGCAAGTTCGGGAAGATGGCTGGCGCGGCATTTGCCGTCGCTGGCGCGGCTGCTCTTGCCTATGCTGGCGTACTTCTTAAACAAGGCGTTGAATCTGCAATTGCCGATGAAGCGGCTCAAGCAAAATTGGCGCTTACATTACAAAATGTTACAGGCGCGACAGATGCTCAAATTGCTGCCGTCGAAAGCCAAATCCTTCAGACTTCACTTTTGACAGGGCTTACCGACGATCAGCTTCGTCCGAGTTTTGAAAGACTCGTCAGAGCCACACAGGATTCCGATGCAGCTCTCAAGCTTCAATCGGTTGCCATCGATGTGGCAGCTGGATCCGGTAAATCTCTCGAAGCTGTAACCAATGCAATGGCAAAGGCGGCTGAAGGTAATACAGCTTCACTTGCAAAGCTAGGAATTGGACTTACTTCGGCAGAACTTAAAACCATGTCGATGGAAGAGATTACAGCCAAACTCGCCGAGACATTTGGCGGTCAGGCAGCTGCCAAAGCGGATACTTTTGCTGGCAAAATGGCTATTCTCAAAAACGCTTTTGACGAAGGAAAAGAGACTGTTGGATCTTTTGTCTTGGACGCAATTACTCCAATGATTAACACCATTGTGAGAACTGTGATTCCAGCAATCACGGCTTTTATGAATTCAGTTGGTGGAAAAGACGGATTGACAAATGCTTTCAAAACTTACATTGATTTAATTAAAAATATCTTTCAACCTGTACTTGAAGGATTCAAATTTGCATTTGACCAAATTAAAAATGCGGTCATGGCTAACAAAGATCAATTTGAGGCTCTGTTTAATTTCTTGAGAGACTTCGTTGCACCTTTGCTTGGCGGAGTATTAAAAATTGCTATTCAAGGAATTGGTATTGCTTTAGGAGTTGTCATCAATGTGGTCGGTACTCTCATCGAAGGATTTCAGACACTCTTTGGAATCATCAATTCGGTCGTTGGAGCAATTCAAAATCTTGTGTCACTTGTGGCAAACAATCCAGCCGTAAAGGGTATCGCCGGAGCTATCTCGTCAGCTTTCGGTGGATTCCGAGCAGCTGGCGGATCCGTATCGGCAGGGACTCCCTATGTCGTAGGCGAGCGCGGAGCAGAGCTATTTGTCCCTAGCTCAAGCGGCACAATCGTGCCAAATGGCGGAATGGGATCGACAATCAATGTCACCGTAAATGGCGCAATTGACGCTGAAGGCACAGCTCGAACAATTGTCGATGTCCTCAATCGCTCAAATGCGCGTGGCACTCTTGGCGCAAATAGGTTCGCTTTCGTATGAGCATTTGGACTCCGACTTGGAGTATTCAAATTGATGATCTTGAATACAAGAATGTCACTCTTGCAAATTTGAATATCGGCTCCGGACGCACAGACATATATGAACAAGCCATTGCCGGATATTGCAATCTGACTCTCATTAATTTGGACGATTCCGGTATAGATCCGCAAATTAATTCAAGTGTGACTGTCTTTATCGATGACTCAAATGGGGATCCGGTAGCAATCTTCGGCGGATCTATCACAGACATCATTGTGGGCGTTCAGACTGGCGGATCCATAGGAATTACCCAAACCATATCCATCGTGGCTCTGGGAGCCCTTGCAAGGCTTCCGAAGGTGCTCACGGAAGGAGTCTTGCCAAAGGAATTAGACGGCGAGCAAATCTATGATGTCTTAGCTGGAATCTTGTACGGAGCTTGGAATCAAGTTCCAGCAGCCTTGACATGGGCTGGATATAGCCCAACAACGACATGGGCTAATGCGGAAAATTCAGGACTCGGCGAAATTGACACCGGCAACTATGAACTTTCGGCTCGTTCGGCTTCTATTACCGACGCTTATTCGCTCGTGGCAGCTTTGGCGACTTCAGGACTCGGATACCTATATGAGAACGGATTCGGTCAAATAAGCTATGCGGACAGCACTCACCGGAGCACATATTTAGCTACTAACGGATATGTGGATTTAAGTGCAAATAATGCTTTTGCTTCCGGACTAGAACTGGCGACACGATCCGGAGATGTGCGAAATTCAGTCACGATTGAATACGGAAATTCTCAACAAGTCTCGGATTTTGAACAAGCGTCAATCGATGTATATGGAACATTGGCGCAATCGATTCAGACGACTCTTCACAATACCGTGGATGCAGAATTTCAAGCGGCTTTCTATCTTGGGCTCCGAGCCTATCCGAGAGCCAATTTCAATCAGATTTCATTTCCACTTGGCTCGCCGGAAATTGACGATTCAGATCGCGACAACCTTTTGGGCGTATTCATGGGAATGCCTGTCACAATTAACGACCTACCCATTAACATGGGAACAAGATTTCAAGGCTTTGTTGAAGGCTGGCAATTACAGGCTGGAATCAACTCTCTCACGCTGTCGATCTACATGACTCCGACCGAATTCTCAATTCAGGCGATGAAGTGGAACGATGTGAGTGGCGCGGAGACTTGGAACACACTATCAAATACACTTATCTGGGACGACGCGTTCATCGTCGCTTAAAGGAGAAAACATGGCAACGACAACACCCAATTTTGGCTGGACAGTCCCGACTTCGACTGACCTTGTCAAAGATGGCGCAACGGCAATTGAGACTTTGGGAGACGGCATCGATGCTTCATTTGTAGATCTCAAAGGTGGAACAACTGGACAAGTTCTCGCTAAGGCTTCCGGTACGGATTTAGATTTTACTTGGTCGAATGCGGATCCATTGGTAATTCTTGACGCAAAAGGCGACTTAATTACAGCTACAGCGGCAGACACTCCGGCTCGCTTGGCAGTTGGCACAAACGGACAAGTTCTCACAGCAGACTCGACAGCTTCAACAGGACTTAAATGGGGAAATGCCGGATCAGCATTTTCAGGCGTATCGGTTAAAGACAGCGGAAACCAAAGCATTGCGAACTCAACTTATACAGCTGTGACTTGGAATACAGAATGGTTCGATACTGATGCGTATCATTCAACTTCTTCCAATACAAGCCGATTCACAATTCCAGCTGGCAAGGCTGGATATTATTTCATTACTGGCAGACTTGATTATCAGGCTGGAAGCGGTGGCAATCGCCGCGCTTTAATTTACAAAAACGGTTCTTCAGTTGCTGGAGCATCATTTATTTTTGGCAATAACACCGAACAAACCGTTCAAATTAACACCATTTTGAATTTAGCGGTTGCAGATTATGTCGAACTCTACACATTCCAAAACTTTGGATCTGCTCAAGATATCTACAAGTCCGGCGGAGAATCGGAATTCACAATGAACTATTTGGGAGCCTAAAAATGATTCAATTTACAAAGCCAATCAAACTCAACGGATTTCAACTTTTTGAAGAATTGAAAAGTGCTGGAATCGCCGTAAAAGATTTTCCAACTGTCGATGGAGAAGGCATTCTATGGCTTGATATTCTCGCAAAAGATGAAGCCAAAGCAAAAACAATCGTTGATGCTCACATTGGAGTGGATACTCCGACGGAATCAATTTGATGACTTATCCAACCGGATCGGCAGCTTTGGCGATTGACATTGCGAAGGCTGAAATTGGCACAATTGAAGAAGGCGACAACCTAACCAAATACGGAGAATTTACAAAAGCCAATGGCTTGCCGTGGTGCGGTTCATTCTGCAATTGGGTGCTGGCGCAAGCCGGAGTCAAGATTCATTCGGTAGTTGCCACGGCTGTGGGAGCTCACAAGTTCAAAGAAATCTCTCGATGGACTGAAACACCGTCTATTGGGGATCTTGCATTTATGGACTTTCCACATGACGGAGTCGATCGAATCTCTCATGTGGGAATCGTTGTCGGAATCGATGGAAAGACAATCACAACCATCGAAGGCAATACATCCGGCAGCGGAGATCAGCGCAACGGCGGAATGGTCATGGTAAAAAGCCGAACTATTGGGAAAGAAGTGGTCGGCTTTGGTCGTCCAAAATATGTCCCATACAAAGGCGAATTTCCAACCTTTGAAGCTGTTGCACCGAAGAAATCCATTCTCAAAAAGGAGAAAAAGAAATGAAAGAAATCAAGGGACTAGCAGCTTCATGGGCGCGCTCATTTCTAGCAGCCGGAATCGCTGTGTACATGGCAGGAATTACGGATCCAAAGGCAATCGCCGGAGCAGGGCTCGCAGCTGTGCTACCCGTTGTCTTGCGTTATTTGAATCCAAACGATTCAGCTTTCGGGTTAAAGGGGAAGTGACTCGGGGACTACTTCGGATCGCCTTAGTCTTATTCGTTCAACTAGGGCTTTCCGGATGTAGTCAATATCAGGGTTGGACTCGATATGACTGTCAGCTCTTCGAGAACTGGGAAAAGGCTGAATGCAATCCGCCACAATGTAAGGTTCAGGGAATCTGTACTTCGGACATACTTGGAGAACATTTCAATGACAGCGAAACCGTCTCGACGGCTAACAAATGAACAACTCAAAGCAAGGCTCATCGTATTCATCGGTGTCTGTCTTGCGTTGGTCTTTGCATTCTCGGTCATGGGAATGCTTTACGCTCTCATATTCGTCACGCAACCCATCGGGGCTCAAGCTCCGAATGACAAAGCTTTCATTGACATACTCACAACGCTCACAGTCTTTCTCACAGGAGCACTCGGATCTGTGCTCGCGTCAAACGGTCTGAAGGATAAACCGACCGAAAAGCGAATCGACACGCCCAAAGATGAGCGCGATTCTTGACGATGTCAGCTGAATCCGTCACCCTTTGGACAGGGAGCGAAGTTCAGTAACTCTCGGATCGGGAGCAAAGATGTACACATTTCAAGAAGTTGCTATGTGGATGCTGCTAGGCGTTGCAATTGGCTTTATCAGCGGATACACGGCTGGACTTAAAGAAGGCAAGCGCGAAGGATTTATTCGCGGCAAGATAGCAGCTCGCAAGAAGATGGAGATCCGATAATGGGATTTCTAGACAACTACGAGACTGTAAATATGAAGGTCAAGCGTCTGCATTCAACATTTCCGACTAACCGGATCGAAACATCGATTATCGATTGGCAACCGGAGAAAGGCTTCATTCTCATCGAATGCCGGATTTATCGTCATTATGAGGATGAAAAGCCAGCCGCGATTGACTTCGCACACGGCATGGTGGACGCATATAACGCGCAAATGAAGCGATGGTATGTGGAAGATACGGTCAGTTCGGCAATCGGTCGCTGTGCGTCTGTCGTACTGGGTACGGACGAAAAGCCATCACGCGAGAACATGGAGCAGGTTGAGCACTTGCCAAAGGCTTTTGTCGATGAGGATCCGTGGAGCAAGCCAATTTGGGAAGAAGGATTTACGACAGCAAAGACAGCCGTCGAAGAGATCCAATCAAAGCTCGGTGGCGAGATTGAAGCCGAGTCTCCAATTTGCGCACATGGACACATGATTCGTCGAGATTCAAAGCCGGATGCTCCAAAGGCGTGGGCTGGTTATTTCTGCACGGAGAAAGCCAAAGCAAGCCAATGCACACCAATTTGGTTGGTACTTGGATCCGATGGCAAATGGAAGCAGAAAATCTGATGGGCGAACTATTTATTCAAAAGCCAAACGGGGAAACAATTACAATTGCGCAGGACGGGACAGAGATTCGAGAGAATCAACCGATCCAAATCGATTGGTGCGACAAATGCGAGAAGTGGCAACCGCTCGAAGGTGGAGAATCCACTACCTATCAGGGACTCGACATTATTTGGCTGTGTAAGGCTTGCAAGTGAAAATGAAAATCTCGCACGAGGATGAATGGACAGCTGCAAAAGTAGCCATTGAGCGAGTTGAAGAAATTGAAGGCAAGCCGGATCATGTCTCTCGTTATAACAAGAACTTGTCATTTCATGATTATATTTGCGAGATAGCGGAGTCAGTCGGAGCTGAAATCGCTGTGGCGAAATACTTTGGAATTCAAGACTTCAATCCGAGAGCTTCACGATTTAAGCGAACGGCAGATGTCGGATCCATCATCGAAGTCAAATGGACAAAGTACGATCAAGGCAGTCTCATCATCTACGACGGAGATCGCAGCACAGACATCGCCA